AAGTTATTAGCTGTTATATTTTGATTAGCATCACGGAGTACATTAGAGTTTGCTCCTGTTGATACTGTTACCCCTGTACCACCATATAATGTAGCTATTGTTGAAGCCTGCCAAGTACCTGATGCTACTATGCCTAACGGGCTTACATTGCCACTTGCATCTAACCACACACCTTTTTCTGAAGGATAGGTTACAAAGACATTGACTGCACCTGAGAAGGTTACAGCACTACCCGCATTGCTTGAGGCTAATATAGTTGTTCTAGTTAAAGTTGGTCCAGTTGTTGAATACGTGCCAAGACCCGCTTCCCAATTTCCAGAAACATCTGTACCTGCGTAATAGGTTGTATTTCCGTTGCCAATACCAGCAAAAGATTGAAAGCCTGTAACTGAACCGCTTAAGGTAAAACTAACTGTGGTGTTAGCCGTACCTGTTTGCTGTACCCTATCTAGAAGAACTAGAGCCATTATGCATTACCCCAAGATTCTTTAGCCCAAGTATAGCCCTTATGGGATTTACGTTGACCATTAATGCACTTTATAATATTTGCGTGTTGGAACCCTGCTTCTTTCATAGCTTTTTCACCTATAATTCTGACTACTTCTTTGGTTTCAACTTGAGTACCAACCCAAATCCATGCACGATTAGTGGTATTTCCAGCTCCATATGTATTACCTTTAAACAAAATACTTGCAGTTGCTTTTTGTTTTGCTGAGGTTGGTTTACCTTTATTAACTAACCCACACTTTACTTTTGTTTCTGTGGTATGTTTACGCCCAATATTCCACCATGCGGATTTACCTATTCGTGCTTGGCTATTCTTTTGTATATGTTCTGCAGAATGCTTATATCCTGATGTACCTTCACCGCCACTGGTTAAATTGCATAGCTCTAAACCTTGCTCACGATATTCTTTTATTAAAGCTATCTCATGTTCAAAAGCTTCTTGCTCTGTACCCCATTCCGCTAAAATTTTAACTTCCGGTTTACCATATTTTGCTACTACTTTACACCAATAATTATTTCTACCTAGCATTTGATGTGCTCTACGAACACTACTCCCCTTACCTATATAAAATAAGCGTCCTTCAGGGGTATAGTGAGCGTAGGTGCAGAACATTAAAGTTCTTTAAAATCAAGAAGTTGCGGTGGTTGTATAAGAAACAGCCACGGTGTCTCCGACTGTCGTGATTTTAGGTGTTGCAAACGCACCAGCACTATATAAAGTACCTGCTGTACTAGACTGAGTACTTACTGCACCTGAACCTGTTACTAAGAAACAACCAGCGACTGTACCACCAGCACCTGTAATAGTGTATGTGATTGAAGCAGCTGCAGAACTAGTAATGTTAGCTGGAGATAAACCTGATGATGTAGCTGAGGCAAATACTGCTGTACCACGAACTGCTGAACCGCCAACTGTGTAGTTAGTAAACTCTGTCCAACCAGCGTGAGATGCCATTGTATCTGCAGCTAGGAAAGTTGGGCTTGAGTTAATAAGACCTAAAAATGGACCTACAACTGTGTAAGATGACCCTTTTAATAGTGTATCGAGTAGTAACTGTTTACCGATTGAGTTCACTAAGTTAGGGAATGATTCTTCCCATTTTAAGTTACCTGTGGCATCACGGCATTCAACGTGATAGTTCCCCATAATACCAACTGTTTCATTATCGGCTGCGTTTGTGTCCCAAATTGCAACAGCGTTATCGCCAAAGCCTTGTTTCTCTATCGTCATATAAAATCCTTATGAAATTCTTAAAACTGCGCTATTCGCAGTATCTGTTGGAAAAGTTATTGTAAAACTATTTACCGATGCTTTATCCGAACCAAAATTAAGTACAGCAACAGCGGCTCCAGTAGTACTATTATATATTAAAGCACCTCTACATGTGAAGTTTGCTGGAGTCCATGTTACATTATTGAACGACCAGTATGCGGTATTGTTTGTTGTATCAGCTATTGGTGCAATAAGAGTTAGTGCTTTCCCTCCTGCTGTATACCCAGTACCAACCACTTCATTTGTAACTGAATAAGCTACAGTCGTATTATCTAAATTAGCATTAGCATTATAGAGTGCAATCATATAAACATAAGGCGATGGTGGATTAAAGTCTTCTAACCCACATAGTAAGTTATATTTAAAGATAGTGCATTGTGTCTGAATGATTGCCATTATGGGCTAACCTTTATCTTAGCTTGATGGTCACGATAAGTATCACCACGTTCAAGACCTGTACCCAATCTATTAAGTTGTGCAACAGCTTCCATGTACATTTTCTCGTAATAGGCAACCATATCCTGCTCACCCTTCATGAATAATATTGCCTCACGCATAGCACCATAAAACAATACTGGGTCATAGTTATCACCTAACCAGCTTGTACCTGTTGGGTTATCGATAGTAGATACAGTAACTGTAAATCCTCCACCCGCACCACCTAAGTAAGTATTGCTAGTGCTTAATACGTTACCTGTAACATAGAGTGAACCACCATCATTAATCGTAACGCTTGTAACCCCACCACTAGCTACTACAATTGTAGCAGTAGCATATGTACCTGAACCACCTGAAAGTGGGATATTATAATATGTACCTGTGTTATACCCTGTACCTGCAACGATTGTATTAAATCCAGTAATTACCCCTTGCACAATTGATACTGGATAGTAGAAGTAATGTAGCTCTACCCCATATGCCGTATCAGGTGTAGGAGCAAGAATTAATGAAAGAGATTCAATATTAGTTAGTTGTGAGCCGAACAGTGCGTAATACTTAGGTATTCCTGTAACATTTGGATTTGGGTATGCCTCACGCATATAGTTCACATCTTTGTTTAATAGATATGAGTAAGTTCCGTCAGCACCAATAACTGCTACAGAATAATTAGCCAGCCAATCAGCTGGAAGAGAAACGTATTTATTACCGATAGTCATTGAACCCGTTACGTTTTTACGTAGTGTAGGTATTTGTACGGTATTATAGATACGTTCTTCTGCTTCCATAATGAATGTAGGAATACTAGCTACAAATAGAGATTCATTGTTCTCCACATAGTTTTGTATTGCCTGTGATAGCTGAATGTAATTCATTATGCCATAGGCCCACGGGCTGTTTTACCTCTAGTAGCGCAACCATTACCACGAGTAACTAGACCAGATGTTTTTACTTTTGGTTCAAAGGGGTTGCCTAAACTAACACGCATTGGTTCAGTTGAAAGAGTTACATCATCTGCCAACATTTTATTAGGGTCTTGTTTCTTTTCGTCATGTGCCATGATAATTCCTTATTTTTGGTTATTAGCGCGAGCCATGTTACGACCCACTTTTTTCATAGCAGCATTTAAGCCACTACCACTTCTAGCCTTACCACCTTCAATACCAATGTCTTTACCTGAATCACCTAAGTTCTTACCCTTAGTCTTACCTGATTGTGTAACGCCATCTGCTGCTGATTTATAACCCATTTTAATACTCCTTAAGTTGTTGTTACCGTCACTGTACCTACATATGTTATAGCCATCAAGTCATTTCGTGTTAGTACAGCATCGAAGCTACTAGCTCCACCTACAGGTGCCCAACCCCATTGGAATTGACGACTACCATCCATTGAGTACCCATCTGTACCTACACCTGAAGCAGAATAACTGGTATCAGGTCTTGGCTCTCTAACCGCTTGTGGGTCATTAACTGGATAAAGTCCTAACTGTAATTGTGGCTGGTCAGGTTCCCAACACTCTGGACATACCTTAATACTAACTTGCTTAGTCTTAATTACTAACTTGCGTAGTTGTGTTAATTTATATCGTTGACCACATCGGTCACACTCTGCAATTGCATTCTTACCACTTGAATACTTACTAGCCATACTTATCTCGAGTACATCATATTACGAGGTACAAAGCGTATTGGTGCTTTCTCGCGGTCTTCTTCACTAGCTAGTCTAAATTGTTCTTCGTAATCTGCCTTTAACCCCATCACACGATTAGGGTCAGTACCTTGAATCTTAATGCTTAGATAATAAGCTAAGCCTGCAACCATAGCAGGTAAGAAACGGAACGGAATGTCTTGTGTATTAACACCATCACCTGCATCTTGAATGCGACGTAAACGCCAGTAGACAAACACATATTGATTGTCTGGTGCATTAGGGGTAGGCCAGATATTGATGGTCGGAGCATTGACTCCAGTAGGCGTTGTAGCACCTGATTGCCTATTAATCCATACTTGGATAGGACGACCTTGAGTTAGTTTGTTCGGTATTGTTGAGTATGTAGACTCTGAAATTCTATTGATGTTAATATCAATTTGATTTGATGCACTACCAGCATTAGTACGAATTACTTGGTCTAACAGGTCAATGGTATCAATAGGCAGTGTGTATACCCCAATGCCCGTCGTCAATGGAATCTGACCTTGCTCGATAGTCCACAAGTTAATGCCTCGATTAGCCCACTCAATAGTAAGTAAGTTAAGGCTTCTACGTGCTGTACGTAAGTCATATCCTGAACGCAACTCAGAACCCGCGCGTTCAAAACTTTCCTCGACCA